GTCCAGAGGTACGGGTCTTCTTCGACCTCATCCCTCTTTAAGGACTCACCTAAAACCCGTCCCTCTACCTGAGGGATACTACTGTGAAAGGGCTTGTTGCATGTCGCAACTCGCAAACATCACCGCATTCGACGGTGCAGGCACCCCGGTCTCGCACACTTTCGTGGGCGAACAGATCGAGCGGCTCGCCGACGGCACGGTCACCGCGCGCTGGAAGGAATCCCTTTTGGGCGTTCCGGACTACGCGCAGGTCCGTGTCACCATGGCCAAGAGGAAGCTCCCTTCGGGGGTCTTCCGGACCTCCATCCGGGTCGAAGTGCCCGTCATGGAGTCCGTCTCTGGCCAAAACGCCGCGGGTTATACGGCGCCGCCCAAGGTGGCGTACGTTAACACCGTGGACATCGTCGGGTTCTTCCACGAGCGGTCCTTGATCGCCGAGCGACGCCTCGTGCGCCAGCTTGCGATCAACATCGCCGGGAACATCTCGACGTCGGTGGCCGCCGCGACCTCGGGCTTTTCGCCCGAGCTCGTGGACCAGCTGCTGACCCCCACGTAACCAGTACGGTTTCGTGGGCCTGGTTCGCCAGGTGTATCTCTCCTTTCTTACTCTACTGGAGTATCTATGCGTAAACTTGCGCATTGGACTGAAGAGTACACGGCAGCAGAATCTCTCGATCTGCTCCGAGAACTCGCCCGTACCCACGCAGAGAAATCGGGTCCTTTCCGCGAAGTGCTCTCCCGAGCGCTTCAACGAGACGACTTACGTGCTCTTTGCGAAGTTGAGGTGGCATACGACGCCCCCGGCCTCACGGCCGAGGAAGCGTACAATGCCAGGCAAGCCCTAGCTTTCTTTCAGAAGCTAGGGCCTTTGGACCTCGGCGTTAGCCGTGAGGCTCGCGCAAGGCTCAAGTTCCTCGACTCCGAAACCAAGTGCGCAGAGGTCAATCGTCGGTTTCGAGAACGTCTTGCGGGGCATTCTTTTTCGCCCCGGATGGAACGTGTCCTTTACACGGCCCGTCAGAAGATAAAGACGTTCTTGGGACCGGTACCGCGATTGGACCAACTGCAGTACCGTTTTGGCCCTGGTGCGACGACCGCCACGACGCGCAAAAACGCGTCGATCCGACATAAACTGTCGGACGGCGTTCACTGTAGCGAAGAGCTCTTCCCTCTGGCTTTACCGCTTTTGAGGGAGATGCCCGGGCTCTGTCAAGCCGCCGCGACGACTTACGTCATCGACGACGACATGGCATCCTATGAAGTGCCGATCGAAATTCATGACGGCCAGCTTCATTTCGTCCCGAAGAACTGGAAGACCCATCGGTC